CACCAACCACATTGTGCGACCCAGTTACACTTAAAGAACCTGTAATTTGAATGTTCTTTGATGAAGATGCATAACTTACACCATCAAACCAAATATTATCCGAGGATGGTGTTGTTGAACCAACAACCCCCGTAATATTGTTTATGAAAAAGTTAGGGGGCACTATTATCCAATTTGCACTATCATTTACATTTATATCAACTCCATTTTCAATTCTAAGAGCATCAGATATAGATAACCCACTACCACTCGTTATGGTTACATCAGTAGATATCACATCTTTATAAATATAAACTGCGGTGTCGCCAATAGAAGACCCCGTTGGTCCAACTGGTCCTTGTGGTCCTCTTGGCCCCGGTGTGTTTATTGTAACAACTCGTATGTTGGTATTATTAGGCGTTATACTTATGCTCATTTATTACTTATTACGTTTTCGCCAAATTGAACAACAGCCCTAGTAAATACCTTTTGACTTTGTTCTTGAGCGGCTTTTTGTATATTTTCTGGAATGATATACCCACGTAAGGTTAAACTAAATGAAGTTCTAATTGCTCGGTCTTCGCCCTGTGCAACTTCAGTTGTATTACTGAAACTATCAATTCTTGTTGAGAAAGTAAATCTATCTTGGTCACCCCAAAAACTACCCTCTGCATAATTTATAGCTTCAATCAATTTATTCATTTGACCTATAAATTCAGTCCAAACTATAAAATCATAACCAAGTGTTACGTAATCCGGTATAACAATTCTATGCAATTCTTGAACAGGTTTTCTCCCAATCAAACGGTCTAGTGCATCATATCGATTTACCGAAGTAAATGAATTTTTAATATATTGATGAATTTGTGGATTATTTGCATCCAAGTTTTTTTGTAATACCCCGTTCCTTTTCAATATTAGTACGTTTATACATGATAAGTGGTATTTGAACTTTACCATCTTTATCACGATGAAATATACTTTTTTGAACAGATTGCCACCTTTCTGGGTTACCGTATATGATAGGAACTTTTATTGATTCGTTGTTATGGTCAAGTACTTGTGGTTTAATCACATTTTCAATATAGTACTTGACAGCCTCATCGTGTTCGTATAAACCAACACCAATATTAGCCACCTTGTCATTACGTTTTACGACATTGGCTCTATTGATTGTACTACTTTTAGGTTTCTTTGCTGTTGGTTTTCTACTCATGAGTAATATAAGTCATTTGGTTTGTTATCAACTACACCTACGTTAGTGCGTTCTGTTGAAAGTTTGGTTCTACGTGAAAGATGTGTTGAACAAATGATAGAATGATTTCCACCAAAAGAACCACCAATATGGTCGGTTTCTGGGTTCTTACCAACTACAAATTGATTTTCTATAATACCATCAACTTCCCAGAAGTTTTCATTCCACTTAATGATATCACCAACTTCCATAACAATATCAGCATCATCTTTAAGTGTATCACGTAAAAACGAAAAGGTTAGTGTTTGAGTTACATCAGGACCAAATTCATCACTATTCCATGATTGGTCATCTCGTGTAATTAAACAAGGTACTCTTACTGGATTTTTATAAACCTTTTCTCGGGATTCTCCGTATACATTTTCTTGAGTGTGGTCAAGTGCAACCTTATAAACATCAACAGTAACATCAATTATGTCGTTAATGAGTTCTTTGTTCAAATTTCTGAACAAATTTATATCACGAGCCTCACCATAAAGTGCCATAAATTACCCCAGATAAATTGAAAGTGGAATCCTATTCATTGTTTCCTGTTGGAATTCACTTTCTTCTTTTTGACGTTCCAACATATTTCTACGTGAATTTGCTTCCAAATCTTCACGAAGTTGCGTTATTAAATTTTCCTTATCAGTACTTGCTTCAGTGCGAAGTGTATCACCATCTAAGTTGACCTCTGCTCCAGGAATTGGAATTGATGCATACTTACTACGTACAATTCCCAACATTTCTTTAGCAAGTGCAAGAGTATATTTACGAATCCATTGTTTTCCCGGCGAATTTATCTGCGTATACACCATATTATCATAAGGTGCATTTGACATATCACTTACCTCACCATAACCACCACTAGGACCATATGGATTACTTCTATCAGAGTTTACAATATAGTGAAACCACATTTTGTAACTTGTACCATTACGTGGTTTCGGGAAAATAGTGAGTTTATTGTTTTTGATTTCAAAACTATAATGAGAACGTCTAACCCTATCGTTAAATTCAATGGATTGCATTCTAAGTAAATCATCATACATAGGTAGTAATAGATAATTGACAGCTGGAGAGTAATTACCCCACCCAAAGGATGCCAACATCTGAGATGTACCATATCCAGTACCAACATAAGGGTCAAAGAATCTTGTTAATGCTGGAGACGATTGATAGAATACTTTTTTAACTTCAATACGATTTCCACTTTCACTAACATCTGACCAAAGTGTTTGTAAATCATAAACTTGTTTACCACCTATAACATCAATAGAACCACTCTTAAAATCAACATACCCACCAACATTTCCCTCAGTGCCATAAGTTTGACTTAATTCAATGATTCTTGATAAATTTGGAACAACATTTCTATGAGTTGCATTTGAACCTGTAGATGAACCCTTTAAGGTCAACAAGTTTTCTCTGATATTAAATTGATTTACTTGCGAACTATACTCACTAACAGCTTCTTCAAAGCAAGCATAAAATGATTCTGCATTTAATTCAACATTAATAATCGGATATCCCAATCTCTTAGCACACCAAACTGAAACCTTTTCGGCATCATTTTGGAATTGTAAATCATTATCATAATACCCAAATGGAGTATCACCTGGAAAAAATGATGAAGAACCTGGCCACATTGGTTTTGGTACTGCCATTAGTATGTTACCTCTTTAGATAGCTTTATTTTTCCTTCCAAGATACGATTTACATAAGCACATGCGCCAGACCCACTAACAATCTCAATATCATAGTAGGCTTGGTCAAACGTAAATTGACTTGATGATGCGGCTGATATGTAAACTCCGATGCTCCCAGAAGACTTTGGTAAAGTAACTGAACCGGATACAGGTGTCATATTCAACCCAGTACCACATGGTGTTAGTGATGAACTTAAACTTGCATACAAAGTAGTTCCACGTTTTTGATTTCTGATTTGCATTCTTGATTGATAATCAGTTAAATCAACTGGATTACCATTAGAATCTTTATAATCAATTCTAAAATCAACGGTACTTCCTTGTTCTATTATAAATGTGTATTGTCC